ATATACAAGCAATACAGATGGCTAGTGCAGCAACACCAGATGGTTGTAGATCAACATATGAATTAACAAAGGAGAAAGAACCATGTATGGAAAAAAATCCTATGGAAGCAAATCAAAAGGAAGCGGTTTAACAAAAAAACAAAAGACACTTCCTCCTGCTTTAAAGAAAAAGATAATGGCAGCTAAAAAAAAGAAAAAGTAAATGGCTACCAAAGCAGAAAGAAAGCATATGGATAGAGTAGCTCAACTTGGTTGCTATGTATGTAAAGCACCTGCTACTCTACACCATATTAGAAATAATGGAAGTGGTAATGTTGGTATGGGTAGAAGATCCAGTCATTTTGAAGTAATCCCTTTATGTTATGAACACCATCAAGGTAATACAGGAATACATCTAGATAAAAAAAATTTTATAAAAAAATATGGTACAGAAAAAGAAATACTAGAAAATGTATTACTTATGGTAGAAACTGAGTTATGTCGTTCCTCAATAGTTTAAGTTTAAAAGATCGTAGAAGATTACGAACAATAGTTAAAGCAACACATTTAAAACATTATCCTACACATATGATTACTGACTATGAAGCAGATAAGTTAGTAGAAGCTTTTGGCGAGGAAACCTTATACAAGATGCTGAAAGAGAATGTAGGAACTAATGTCGATTAATTTTAAATATAAACCAGATGGTCAAACTCTAAAAGAGTTTATGAAGTCAGATGACTTCTTTAGAGGATTACGTGGTCCAGTAGGTTCTGGTAAATCAGTATCTTGTTGTATAGAAATATTTAGAAGATCTTTATTACAACAAAAAAATCCACAAGGTGTACGTAAATCTAGATGGGCAGTAATAAGAAATACAAATCCACAGCTGCGAACAACAACAATTAAAACTTGGTTAGATTGGTTTCCAGAAGATACCTGGGGTAACTTTGCATGGTCTGTTCCTTATACACATAGAATATTAAAAAATGATCTAGATATAGAAGTTATATTTTTAGCATTAGATAGACCAGAAGATGTTAAGAAACTATTATCATTAGAGCTTACAGGCGTTTGGATAAACGAAGCTAGAGAAATACCTAAATCAATTATTGATGCTTGTACAATGAGGGTAGGTAGATACCCTTCTATGAGAGATGGTGGTGCTAGTTGGTATGGAGTTATTGCAGATACCAATGCACCAGAAGAAGATCACTGGTGGGCTATAATGTCTGGTGATGTTCCTGTACCAGATCATATTTCTAGAGAAGAAGCTCTTATGTTAATTAAACCAGATAACTGGAGTTTCTATTCACAGCCATCTGCTATGATAGAAAAAAAAGAAAATAGTATGACCATAGGATATGATCCAAATACTTTAGCAGAAAATAAAACTAATCTTACAAATAAATATTATGATAATATTATTAGAGGTAAAACAAAAGGTTGGATAGATGTTTATGTATTAAATAAACTAGGATCTATTGAAGAAGGTAAACCTGTATATCCAAACTTTAAACAAGAACTACATTGTTCTAAAGAAGATCTAATACCAAACAAACATCAAACAATATATATTGGAGTTGACTTCGGACTCACACCTGCTGCTGTATTTGGACAAAGACTTCCTACAGGCAGATGGATATTATTAAATGAGCTTGTATGTTTTGATATGGGTGTAATTAGATTTTCTGAATTACTTAGAACTGAGATAGCTAAATACTACAAAGGTTATGAAGTAGATATATATGGAGATCCTGCTGGAGATTTTAGATCACAAACAGATGAAAGAACACCTTTTCAAATTATGAGGCAATGTGGATTGAAAGCTAAACCTGCACCATCTAATGATGTAGCTCTAAGAATAGAAGCTGTAGACTCAGCTCTATCTAGACTACTAGATGGTAAGCCAGGATTCTTGCTAGACAAAAAATGTGTAAACTTAAAAAAAGGTTTTAATGGTGGCTATCATTATAGAAGACTACAAGTATCTGGAGATAGATATGATGAGAAGCCATTAAAGAATAGATACTCTCACGTACATGATGCTTTACAATATTTAATGATGGGAGCTGGTGAAGGTAGAACTATACTAGCAGGTCAGAAGACAAGTAAAAATATTATAGCTAATAGAGAGTGGGACGTATTTAAAACTAAAAAACCAAAACAAAGGAAGGTATGGGATCTTTTCAGAAAGAATGGTTGATATATTTTTATCAAGCAGAAAACTATGAATATAGTGATTGGTTATATTTTTTAAGAACAGGTTTTAAACATTGTGGTGGACTTACCTATAATGCAGAAGCAGATCAATGGGTACACCTTGAATTTACACACGCAGGTACAAAGCTATCATTTCTATCAAAAGATGAAGTAGAAGATATACTTGGCTTTCTAAAACAATACAAAGTATTAAGATGTCCAGTCAAAGATGATTGGAAGCTGCTGCGAATAAAAGATATTACCTGTGTATCTTGGATAATGAGATTAATTGGATTCTATAGATGGTGGATCTTTACACCTTATCAGCTTTATTGTGCGTTGATAAAAGCTGGATATAAGTCATTTTACGAACCAAAGGATCCGAACTATGACAAAAAAACCGAAAAAAATATCTGATATTGTTGATAAGATGAGAGATCTTCACGAACAAGAAGATGAGCTTATGAATAAAATATCTAATCTTCACCAAGAAGAAGATGATATGTTAGCTGAACTTGAAGAAGGTTATGGTAGTCTAACTTCTAAAGATATGGAAAATCTTATTGATGATGATTTTGATGATGACTTGGAGGATAGGTAATGGGAGGCATATTTAAAAAACCATCTCCACCACCAAGGAATGATGCTCTTGAAAGACAGATGGCTGCTGATAGAGCTGCAGAAGAAAAAAGACAAAGAGATATGGAACGTGAGTCCAAAGCTTATGCAACTAAAAAAGCAAAAGGAATCATAGGAGCTAGATCTTTGTTTGCTAGAGCTGGTGGTCGAGGCTTCTTTGGATAATGCGAAAAATCCACAAGAATCCTAAAGGAGGACTAACAGCAGCAGGTAGAGCATACTTCAAACGTAAAGAAGGTGCTAATTTAAAACCACCTGTAAAGCGTGGAGTAAATCCTAGAAGGATAAGCTTCGCAGCTAGGTTTGCAGGTATGAAAGGTCCAATGAAAGACAAGAAGGGTAGACCTACTCGTAAGGCATTGGCATTAAGAGCTTGGGGGTTTAGAAGTGTTGAATCAGCTAAAAACTTTGCTAACAGGCATAAAAAGAAAAAGTAAATGGCAACAGCGAAAAAAACAAATCCTGCATTATGGGCTAGAGCTAAAGCACAAGCTAAAGCTAGAATGGGTGGTAAACATTCTGCAAGGGCTATGCAACTTGCTGTTAAGATTTATAAGAAAGCAGGTGGAGGCTATAGAGGTTCTAAGTCAAGCAAGAATAAATTATCTAAATGGTCTAAACAAAAATGGAGAACAAGCAGTGGAAAAAAATCAGAAGGTAAAAGACGTTATTTACCTGATAAAGCGTGGAAAAGTTTATCTGCAAAAGAAAAAGCAGCAACTAATAGAGCTAAAGCAAAAGGCTTTAAAAAAGGTAAACAATTTGTTAAACAACCTAAAGGGATAGCAGCAAAAACAAAAAGGTTTAGAAAGTAATGGATAAAGCAACAGCAATCATAAAACAATATGAAGAAGCAGTATCTATCAAAGATCATTGGAGAGAAAAGTTTGAAGAAGCTTATGAGTATTGTTTACCTAATAGAGAATCATTCTATGAAGAATCTCCAGGTCAAAGAAGAACAGATAAAATATTTGATGAAACAGCAGTAGTAGGAGTACAAGAATTTGCTAGTAGATTACAAGCTGGTATTGTTCCTACATTTGCTAGATGGGCAGACTTTCAAGCTGGTGTAGAAATACCAGAAGATCAAAAACCACAAGTTAATTTAGAGTTAGATCAAATAACAGATTATGTATTTGAAGTAATACAAAACTCTAACTTCAATCAAGAGATACATGAATGTTTTATGGATCTAGCTGTAGGTACAGGTTGTATGTTAGTAGAAGAAGGTGATGCAGTTAATCCTATAAAATTTACAGCAGTACCTTTACCTAAAGTATGTTTAAT